TAGTAACAATAAACGCAAGTGGTGGCGGTGGTGGTGGTACAGAGATAGGGGCTTTAATTGGTGGTGGAATTGTTGTAGAAGTATTTGTTGAAGGTGGAGTAAATAAAGCTCTTGTTGCAAGTTTAACTAATTTAACGCCAAGTTTACCTTGGACAATACCTGCATTTCAACCTATTGCAATAGGTGCTACAGCTCGAAGTTATTCAGATGGTCTTACAAATACTAATGCAATTATAGCACAAACACTTCTCCCTGCGACTGCAGCTTATGCTGCAGGTAGAGCAAGACTTTTTGCAGATGGTGGTTTTTCAGATTGGTATTTGCCTTCAATTTGGGAGTTAAATTCTTGTTATAATTCAGCATCTATTGTAAATAGAGTTTTAGGAGCAACAAATGGGTTTCTTAATTCTATATATTGGAGTTCTACAGAAGCAGCAGCTAATAGTGTAAATGCTCTTTTTACTGGTGATGGTTCACAATTTACATCTGTTAAGAGCAGTAACTTATCAGTCCGAGCAGTAAGAATACATACAATTTAATTACATAAAAATGAAAGTACAAATAGGATATTATAACGAACAAGGAACTTATATAGAAGAACTTGTAGATGTTATTGAAAGAACAACAGAAGAACTAATTGCTCAAAAAGAAGCACAGCTTTTGGCTATGTATGAAGAGTTGAAAGCACTTAAAGGAGAATAGATGAAAAGTAACTATTTAGCAAGTCTTTATTTTATTGCGGGTTTTTTAACTTCGTTTTCTTTGATTTGTCAAGGAACAGAACCTTACATTAATTTAGCAGGGGTTACTTTGTTTTTATATTTAACTTTCAGTTTAACGGAAGCATTAGAAGAATTATGAAACTACAACTTTATTTATTGCTTTACACAATTAAAAATTCCGCATTGAAACTTATAACAATTTGCTTTTCGTTTTTTTTACCTATTAGCGGAATACTTGGACTTTTATTTGTGTTGATATTGTCGGACACGGCAACAGGAATTTGGAAAGCTAAACACCAAAAAAAAGAAATAACATCACGCAAACTTTCAGCAATAGTTTCTAAATTACTTTTATACGAGTTAACAGTTATACTTTTTTACCTTATAGACTATTTTATTCTTAACCAAATAATTTTACAATTCTTTTCAGTTCCATTAATGCTTACAAAAGTTTTAGCGTTGGTACTTGCTTCAATAGAAGTTATGAGTATAAACGAAAATTACAAAGTTGTTAAGGGAATAGATTTATGGCAGTCGGCAAAGTTATTGTTTGCAAGAGCAAAAGAAGTTAAAGACAACATTAATAAGTTAAAATGAATTTAAGCGCACACGTTACATTAAAAGAGTTTCAAGCTTCAGGAATAGCAACTTTACGAAACCTTAACAACCAAATGAACGAGTCGCAAATTGCGTCCGCAAAACTTTTGTGTGAAAACGTGTTTGAACCTTTAAGAATTTATTTGAACATACCGATAGAAATTAGTTCAGGTTTTCGCAGTCTACAGGTTAATAAAATGATAGGTGGTTCAAAGACTTCACAACATACAAAAGGCGAAGCAATGGACTTACAAATAGGCGCAAAGGGTTTTAATTTTATAAAAGACAAATTACAATTCGACCAACTAATTTGGGAGTTTGGAAACGATGAAAATCCTTCGTGGGTTCACGTTAGTTTCAGTTCTAAAAATCGTAAACAAGTATTAAAAGCAACCAAAAAAAATGGGAAAACTATTTATTCTAATTATTAGCATTTTACTTTATTCGTGTTCGGCTCAATATCACCTGAACAAAGCAATTAAAAAGGGTTATGTTTGCGAAGACATAGCCGACACTTTGACCATTACAAAACTTGATAGCGTTTTAGTTACAAAATTTGACACAACTTATTACGAAACGTTTTTAAGAACATTTGACACTATAGTGCAATGGAAAACCCAGTATGTTCCGAAAACGCGTTTAGACAAAAGAATAGAATATAAAATTAAAGTAAAGACTATCTACAAAGATAGGATTGTCGAAAAAGCAAAGGCAAAAGCTGAAGGGCAAAAGGCAAAATTTGAAGCAAAAAGTAACCGTCCAAAAGGCAATCTAAATTTATTGTTTGTAGGTGTTGGGATAGGTTTATTACTTTCGTGGCTTTGGAAAAACGGAATTAAATCTATAATCTAAATTTTTATGGCAAATAACAGCGCAAGGTTTCGACTAAAACAGGACGAAATCGAAATACTTATGCAGTATCGTGGCATAAAAGAAGCAACAGACGAAGCTGGAGTTGATGACAAAGACGTTAAACACGGTTGGCTAAAAACTAAACAAGCAAGTTTATTCTTTAAGAACCCAAACTTTAAAGTTGAAGAACTAAACGCTATTCAACAAATAAAAGACGAATGTATAAAAGAAGTAAAAAAATACGCACCAAAATATACTGATACAGCAATAAAATATGATATTGATACAGACGGACATTTACTTGTAATTGATATTGCGGACTTACATATCGGAAAATTAGCAACAGCATTTGAAACAGGCGAAGAATATAATTCACAGATAGCCGTTAAACGTGCAAAAGACGGACTACAAGGCATTTTAAACAAAGCTAAAGGGTTTTATATAGACAAAGTATTATTTGTTGCAGGAAACGACATATTGCACACCGACAACACCAAACGAACTACAACAGGTGGAACACCACAAGACACGGATGGAATGTGGTACGACAATTTTCTAATGGCAAAAAATTTATATATAGAACTTTTAGAAAAGTTATTAAGTTTCGCTGAAGTTGAAGTAGTTTATAACCCAAGCAACCACGATTACACACACGGTTTCTTTTTGATGCAGTTAATAGAAGCGCACTTTAGCAATTCAAGTATTCGTTTTAACGTAGATTTAAAACACCGAAAAGCGTTTAGGTACGGAAGTAACTTGATAGGAACAACACACGGAGACGGAGCAAAAATCGAACACTTACCGTTATTGTTAGCAACGGAGTTTCCTATATTATGGAGCAAAACTAAACACCGATATATTTATTCGCATCATATACACCACAAAACAAGTAAAGATTTTATAGGAGTAACATTTGAAACTTTACGCAGTCCTTCAGGTTCAGACAGTTGGCATCATAAAAACGGATATACAGGCGTTCCAAAAGCGGTTGAAGGCTACATACATCACAAAGAATTTGGACAAATTGCAAGATTAACGCATATTTTTTAGTTTGATTAAATAATTTATATTATATTTGTCATTCATAGTTGAAAAAAAAGAAAACAGTTATAAGCTCCCCAGCACGTAGCTGTTTTTTTTTGTTACAAATTGTTACAATAAACGGTTTAATTCCGATTAATTGTCTCGTTTTTTAATTAATAAATTGGACTTTTTATGGTTATAACCTTAATAATAGCAAAGATTTTAAGGGTTTTACCTTTACTCTAATACATTATTAAGTAAAATTTACCTTAATTAAGTGTTTTACTTATTTAGAATGAATATAAATTACACTTTTTTCTATTCAGCAAACGCAATAAACACAAGGATTTTAAAAATAAATTAAAAATAATTGTTAAAAAGTATTGCGGTTATTAAAATAGTATATATATTTGCATATAATTATTAACGAAACAATTAAAACTATGAAAACAGAATTTAACAAAGTAATTGATTTCTTGGAAACACAACAACAAGAAGACAAATTAAACACGAACCAACTGCATTTAATTATTCAAACATTAGCAACATTTTTAGACGATGAACAATTGCAGGAAGTAGAAAATTTATTTAACCAATTTAAAAAATAAGACTATGAAAAACTTAATTGATTACTTTACACCAACAACCGAAGAACACAAATCGTTTTTAAGGCACTTTTTAAGCACTCTAACGGTGTTTATAGTGTTGGGTGGTATGTTCTATTGTTTAATGTATTTAAAAGCGCTGTAAGATGGAAAATAGAAATTTAGAATTTTGGAACAAAGGTTGGGAATTAACCTATGAATTTACAGGTTGGACTTATTCAATAGCAGGAACTTGGGAATTTAACGACTATGACGAAGTTTCGGAGTTTGCATTTATAGAATTAGATGTTGAAGTTTCGGAAAAGTGGTTAACAGAAACAGATGACAATTTACAACCGCACGTTCTTGGGGTTCGTATTTTAGAAGATTTACGTTTAGAAATGCAGGAAGCAATAAACAGTGATTTGGTACACTACAATTTTTGGGAATGGAAAGCGAGTAACGATGAAAGCAACTATAATTTTTACCACGAACTATGAACACAGGAACGATATACGAGCAAATGGATTGGTGGCAACGACAATGGCGCGGTTCATTTGACTTGGGGTTATACCTTGAAATTTGCAGAATTAAAAAAAACGAACAAATAAAATATAAAGAAATGAAACGATTTAAAGCAACATTTAAAACATATGCGTATGTTGGCGCACCTGTTAAGTTAGAAACACGAATAGTTGAAGCTTACGACTTTCAGCACGTTAAAAACTTAATACAAAAAAACGATGACATTATAATTGAAATTAAACAAATAGAAAAATGATAGAACTAATAAAAGAAATAATACAGCAAGATGGACTTGCAGTAAAAAACCGAAAACGTGAAATAGTACACCGAAGAATTTATTTGTTTAGGAAGCTACGCGAAGACGGACACACACTTAAAGGAATAGGAAGTTTATTTAATATGAACCACGCAACTATTCTACACGGTTTAAAAACTTACCAAGATTTAAGCGATACAAACGACAAGTTATTTTTACACGACATAGAATACTACAAATTGCTTTTAAGTTTAGAACGTCCAGAACTTGACCTACGTAAAGAAATAAAAGAAGCAAAGAACTTAAAAGACTTGCGTAAAATTCAGTTAAGAATAAAAAATAAATTTTATTAATTCGTGTTTATATTAAAATAATTTTTATATTTGTAACTGTACTCGTCTAACATTATAAGTACAAAAGGAATTATTACCCTTGTTTATGAAGTTGAAGTTAGACGCAACGGATTGAGCAAGGGTATTTTTATTTAAAAAAATTAGTATGGCTGAAGAAAAAAAAGGATTTATTTTGTATAGTGACATAATACATACAATAGAAAAATTAACGGACGAACAAGCAGGTGTTTTGTTTAAGCATATTTTAAAGTATGTAAATGACTTAAACCCAACTTGCGAAGACTTAATAACGGAAATTGCATTTGAACCAATTAAACAAAGTTTAAAACGTGACTTGTTAAAATGGGACGATAAGAAACAAAAACGAAGTGATGCAGGAATAGCAGGAGCAACAAAAAGATGGCAAAATATAGCAAACGATAGCAAACGCATAAAACCGATAGCAAACATAGCTGTAAGTGTTAATGATAATGTAAGTGTAAATGTAAAAGATATATATAGGAGCTTCGCTCATTTGTCTATTTCTGAAGACGAAGTAAAAAAGTTATTAGATAAACATACAATTACACAAATTAATAACGTATTAAACGACATTGAAAATTACAAGCAAAATACTAAATATAAAAGTTTATATTTAACAGCAGTAAAATGGCTACAGAAAAACGAACCAACTTCCGAAGGTATTTCACCTGAAGAAATAAAAGCAAGAAAATATGGATATATTAACTAACGGTTCAGCACTTGATTATTTATTGAACTACAGAGACGGTAAAATAAAACACGGTTTAGAACTTGGAAATGGACTTGACGACTATTTAAAATTCAAACGTAAACAAGTAAACATAATTTTAGGACACGACAACGTAGGAAAAACTTATTTTATAAATTGGTATTTTTTAGCACTTGCCTTAAAGCACAAATTAAAGTTTATTATTTGGAGCGGTGAGAACCAGCACGGACAAATTTTGCGAGACTTAATACAAATGTACGCAGGAATAAATTTTAAGCAATTAACACACGATGAAATAAGAAACTATTCAGCATATTTAGAGCAATACTTTACATTTGTAAAAAACGACCGCCTATACAAACACGAAGAACTATTTAAAATATTTGAACAAAGCGAAGCAGACGTTGCACTAATAGACCCATTTACAGGTTTAGACCGCAATATGACTTACGAAGGAAATTATCAATTTATGAATGCAGCACGTCAATTTGTAAACAAAACAGGAATGACAATTTACATAAACACTCATCCGAATACTGAAAGCGGAAGGAGTTCTAATATTTATACTGAAGGAGACTTTAAAGGACATTTAAAAGCACCGTTAAAAGACCACGTAGAAGGTGGCAAAGCATTTACTAACAGGTGTGACGATATGATAGTAGTTCACAGACTAATAAAGCACGATGTAATGAAATTTGTAACTTGGGTTTCAACTGAAAAAATTAAGGACATAGACACAGGCGGAAAACATACCGGACTAAACGACCCTGTTTATTGCGAATATAATTACGGATTAGGTTTTAAAGTTTACGGAAAAGACGTAATTTCTGAATTTAGACCAACAACAAAAACTAACTTAAATATTTTTTAAAATGGAACTTGACTTATTGAGCAGTAGAATTAATCTTAACCACACTTGTTTAAAATTACAAATTAGCATTGAAGACATAAAAACGAAACATCCTAACCGAATAGACTTAATAACATCAATGGAACAAAGTTTACACGAAATAAAAAAAGCAATGGTTGTTTATCAAACGTTAGAAAAAGAATTTAGAGCTGCAAGACAAACAAACTTTAATTTAGAGCGGTTAAATTTGGAACAAAAACAAGAAATACAAAACCTTAAAAGACAAATAGAACTTAATAATATAGACTTATGAAAGTATTAAATTTATATGCTTGTTTAGGCGGTAACCGTTACAAATGGAACGAAGTAGCAAATATTGAAGTAACCGCAGTAGAACTTGACCCCGAATTGGCACGAATGTACAAAGAGAGATTTCCAAACGACACTGTAATTGTAGCAGACGCACACCAATACTTGTTAGACCATTACAAAGAATTTGATTTCATTTGGTCTTCACCACCTTGCCCGACTCATTCAATAGTAAATCATTTTTTAAATGCTAAAGGTATTATTCGTTATCCCGATATGTTTTTATGGCAAGAAATAATTTTTTTAAATCATTTTTTTAAAGGTAAATTTTGTGTTGAAAATGTTATTAGTTACTATGAACCAATGTTTAATCCTAAAAAAATAGGAAGACATTATCTATGGAGTAATTTTTATATTCCTATAATAGAACAACCTAAGGTTGGAATAGGTAGAATGAATGGTAAAAATCAAACTGCATCTAAAAAAAGTAAAGAGCAAAGAAATGCAGTAAATTCTGATTTAGGTTTACACATATTAAATACTGCTATAGGAATTATTAAAAAATCAAATACTAACCAAAAATCAATTTTTGATTATGAAAACGACTAAAAAATGTTTTAACTGCAAAGAAGAATTTATACCGTTCAGCACACTACAAAAGTTTTGTTTAAAAAACGAATGTATAAAAGCAATGGTTGAAGCGCAGAAGTTAAAGGAATGGAACAAGAAGAAAAAGAAGTTAGTTGAAGACTTAAAAACTGCAAACGACTATTTAAAAATAGCGCAACAGGTGTTTAATAAATTTATTCGTGTTCGTGACGCTGGACTAAATTGTATTTCGTGTAACAAACCTTGTAAAAAAGAAAATGCAGGACATTATTACTCACAAGGTGGACATAGTAACGTAAGGTTTAACGAAGACAACGTACACTTGCAATGCGAAGCTTGTAACACTTATTTAAGCGGTAACTTGTTGAACTATCAAATAGGTATAGAAAAACGAATAGGAGCGCAAAGACTAATGGAGCTTCAAGCAAAAGCACACGATGTTAAAAAATGGACAAAAGACGAATTAAAAGAATTAATAGAAACCTATAAACAAAAACTAAAATGTATTTTAAAATAACACAAGAACAATTAGAAAGAGCAAAACACCGAAATACGTTTGATGTATTAAAAAATTCATTAAGAAACGGAGAAGGGACTTATTTAGGTTCAGTAGGTGAAATTGTTTTAATAGACTATTATATAAATAAAGGGGTAAAATTTGAAGACGGACAAAATTATGATTATGATTTTAAAATAAATGATTATAAAATTGATGTAAAAACACAATCATTGAAATATAAACCTAAACCAAATTTTACTTGCCATATTCCAAACTTTAATATAAAACAAGATTGCGATTTTTACGCTTTTATGTTTATTAATTTAGAAACAAACGATGCTTATTGCGAAGGAATGATTAGAAAAAAAGATTGGAAATTAATATCAAAACTAAAAAAGCAAGGGGAAATGGGTTACGTAAAACCCTTTGCAACCGACACTTGGATTTGTTTAATTAGCGATTTATCAAAAATAAATTAAAAAAATAGTTGTTTATTAAATAACTATTCTTATATTTGCATATATTATTAACTTAAATTATTTAACTATGAAACATTTATTTAAAAGTTTAGCAGCGTTCCAACAAGAAGTTCCTGTTATTCACAAAGCAACACAAGGTTACGGTTACACCTACGCAGACTTACCGAAAATCTTTGAAGTAATTAACCCATTACTAAAAAAACACGGATTAGGATTTACACAACTAATTAACGGAACACAAATTGCAACTTGTTTATTTCACGTTGAAAGTGCTGAAAGTATCGAAAGCAAAATTGATATTCCACAAGGAGTAATTTTAAAAGGAATGAATGAGTTCCAAGTATTAGGGAGCGCAATTACTTATTTAAGACGTTACGCATTAAGTTCGATGCTTGGTTTAGTTACGGACAAAGACACAGACGCTTCTGGAGAACAAGTAAAACACGAACCTAAAAAAGCAACCATAGACAACGCACGTTTTCAAAAAGCTATTGACGCAATTAGCAAAGGAGAATATACAGTTGAAGAACTAACAACAAAGTTTAGTTTAACACCTGCACAATTAAAAACGTTAGAAGTATGAAAATACGTTGTTCAGCATTGGGGCGGTTGATGACCGCTCCACGCACCAAGACCGAGACATTAAGCAAAACAGCAAAGAGTTACATCCAAGAACTTGTTTTAGAACACAAATACGGCATTAAAAAAGAGTTTTCAAGTAGATACACGGACAAAGGTTTACAATGCGAAGACGAAGCAATTAGTTTGGTAAACGATGTTTTAGGTTTAGGATTTATATTTAAGAACGAAGAACATTTTAACAACGATTGGATTACAGGAACACCCGACGTAAACACGAATGAAATTTTACTTGATATTAAATGCAGTTACGAAGCTCACACGTTTCCGTTCTTTGAAGACGAAATACCTACAAAAGATTATTACTATCAATTACAGGGTTATATGTGGCTAACGAATAAAACCGAAGCGTTGTTATGTTATTGTTTAGTCAATACACCTTTAGAAATAGTTGAAGACGAAATACGCAGGGAACATTGGAAACAATTTAAAATTGACGAAGACGCAGAAATTAGAGAATACGTAGAAAAGAAACATAACTTCGACCACCTTCCAGAACAAACAAAAGTAAAAGTGTTTAAAATTGAACGAGATGAAATAGTAATTTGGGAAATACAAACAAAGGTTGAAGAAGCAAGAATTTATTTTAACAGTTTAATTGAAGCAATATGAAAGCAATACTATTATTTATAGTAATTATTGGATTACTTTTACCTATCGCAATACTTTTATGGAAAATGTTAATTGATGAATTTAAAGGTAAATAATATGAAAGCAATACTTGAATTTAACCTACCTGAAGAAAAAGACGAATTTGAATTTGCAAACAACGGAATAAATTACTATTCAGCACTTACGGAGTTTGACAATTGGTTAAGAAGCGAATATAAATACAACGGCAAAGAAGAAATGTATGCAGTAAGGGAAAAACTAAACTATTTTATAAACGAAAACAATGTAACAATATGAAAGAAAAAGCAATAGCAATTATTATTTGGATAGCAATTTATGGTTTTGCTTCCGTTGGTATTTACAATTTATTTAATTGGTTGATATGAACATACAAATACAAGACAAAAACGTTTTAAGCGTTATGGCTAAATTCAAAGAACGTTCAGAAGCAGGAATAAAGAAATACAAGACAACGTTAGAACGAACAGATTTAACAACGTTAGAATGGCTAACACACGCACAAGAAGAAGCAATGGACTTTGTTCTTTACTTGGAGCGACTAAAACACGAATACAAGCAATCTAAATAAATAATATGAAAACAGACTTGGAAATAATGAATTTTTTTGCGGGAATTGATGAAGTAGAATTAACGGACGAGTTGATTTATGAGTTGGTAAAACAAAAAAAATGGGATAGCGTTGAAAGTTTAATTAAAATGAGAGAAATGGGCGCTACGTGGAATATAGAAACAAACAGATTAGTAATGATAATTAATTAAAAACAAATAAAAATGGAAACAAAAAATAAAAGTAAATTTAACAAAACAAAATTACTAATCGTAAGATTAACCGAAAAACAATTTAACCTTATTAATAAAATGGCTGATAAACACGAACTTACAAAAAGCGAATTTGTGCGAACTCACTTTATAAGCTTATTAAACAGTTATGAAAATGAAAGATAATTTAGAAAAATTAATAGGTAAAATTGTAAAAGCACAATTACCATTTAAAGAAATTGTTGGAATAGTTACAAAGGTAAATATTGAAGACTTTTATTTTTATGAAAAAAGCGAACCAATTTATATAACAATAGATTTAAAGCCGTTAGAAAATTACGAATGGAACGCAGAAACTGAAGACCAAGAAGAATGGGAAAACATACCTTTAAATTGCATAACTTTAAATTAAATATAAACTAAACAAATAAAAATGGAAACAAGAAACAACACAGGTGCAATTTTTAAAAACGAAAACAAAAAAGCGGAAAACCATCCAGACTACAAAGGCAAAGTAAACGTAAA